TGCCAGCATTGCCAGCGCCACAGGATGATAGTGATGTCAATGACTGAATCAGAAGTTACGTCGCGGATGGATAACTCGGAAGAGTTGGCTATCTCGAATGTGTAACTGTGTCCAGCGTTGCCTGCGCCGAAGGAAGATGATGATGGCTAGGGCCTGTACATGAAATCGGGGTCTATTCGCCTGGCTAGCGAAGTGCCTGAAGTGTCGCGGCTTGTGTGTACGAGCGCTTTGTCTCCACAAATAGCCGATTGAATTTCAATGAAACGCTTTCACCAGCTTAGTCTCTGCCGCAAAAATCCCGTTTCCTCGCACGGAGACCACCACCGACAGAGACTCGGTCCAAGCGTGCGTGCGATTATTGCGCAGGAAGGCCGAGCATCTGGTACTGGCGAGACCACTCCGCTGGCAAGTCGCTGAGGCGAGCAACGCCAATGCCATGGGGGAGCCGGCCATCGATTGCCGCTTTGACGAGATCGGGCGCGAGGAAAGCCAGCGAAACTGTCATGTTGATCTTTCGCGCGCTGCATCTTTCCCGCTTAGCGATGCTGTCCGCGCTCGCCGTTGGATCAGCGATAAGTTCGTCTAGCCAGCGACGACTGCGAGCAATCGCTGCGACCAATCTCGCGCGCGTCTCCGAACGTATTGGGCGCGCGTGTTCCGGCCGGGTCCCCTCGGGCAGGAGAATTTCTCGGCGCCGCCGTGACGGTGTCTTCTGCCACGGGACCTCAAGCGTGCTTGGTGGCTCGGCAAGATGGATGATCAACCGGTCCGATTGCACTTCAACGCGCGCAACATGAGTATGGACGAGACTGCGGTCATCAATGGGCTGCGGGGGGTTGAGATAGTCCCGAACCGATTTAACAACCAACACCTCGATCTCGGCTGCCGGTACCCGGTGCACTGACCCGGCGCGCTCGGCGGTACCCTGGAGCAGGGCAGAAGACAGATAGTATCGGTATTTGACGCTTTCCTTGCGGGCATGGCTCGGGCTCATACGGTTGCCGCGGTCATCGAAGAGGCGGCCGATCAAGAGAGCCTCGGATTTGGTCCATTTGGCCTTGTGGTTGTTGACCTGCTCGTCCAGCTTGGCTTGGACGGCCTCAAACAGATCCTTATCGACAATGGCAGGCTGCTCACCTTTGAGGACTTCGCCCTTGAACGCGACCTCGCCGATATAGAAGCGATTGCGAAGCAGATGCGCCAGCGAGCCTCGCGTAAACGGAATGCCGCCGACGGTCTCGCCGGTCTTGAGCGTGCGAACCTTGGTGACGATACCCCGCTGGCGCAGGTCAGCCATCAGCCGGTTGAGGCTGCCGAGCTTGAGATAGTTGCGGAAGATCGTCCGGACCAGTTCCGCCTCAGCGTCATTAATGCTGATCTTTCGACCCTTGGTGTCATAGCCAAGCGGGGCCATGCCTCCGACCCAGAGCCCCTTGCGCTTGGATGCCGAGATCTTGTCGCGGATGCGCTCGGCGGTGACCTCGCGCTCGAATTGGGCAAACGACAGCAAGACGTTAAGCGTCAGCCGGCCCATCGAGGTCGTGGTGTTGAACTGCTGGGTGACCGAGACAAACGACACATTAAATTGATCGAACAGTTCAACCAGTTTGGCAAAATCCGCCAATGAGCGGGTCAGCCGGTCGACCTTGTAGACGACAATGACATCGATCTTGCCGGCCCGCACGTCGTCCAGCAGCCGCTGCAGGGCTGGCCGATCAGTGTTGCCGCCGGAGTAGCCGCCGTCGTCATATTTGGCGCGCAGCAGGGTCCAGCCGGCATGCGCTTGGCTGCGGATATAGGCTTGCGAGGCATCGTACTGGGCGTCGAGCGAGTTAAAGTCCTGCTCCAGCCCTTGGTCAGTCGAGACGCGGGTATAGATCGCGCACCGAACCGTCGATCTGGGCGTCATGCTACGGATCGCTTCGATGGCTTGTCGCGCAGACCGAAGAACCGCGGCCCATTCCAACGGGTGCCGGTAATCGCAAACGCGACCTGCGACAGGCTGGGATAAGTCTTGCCATTCCAAGCAAAGCCTTCGGCGAGCACGGTGACCCGTTGCATGTGCCCATTCCATTCGCGGCTCAAGCTGGTGCCGGGCCGAACATCCGCGATACGCGGCACTAAGTTCGCGGCGTTCTGGCCGGCCTTCTCAGGCGAGCCCGAACCATCGAGCAGACGCCGGCTCACATCATCAAGGTCACCCAACCGGTCAGCCTGCAGCCGGTAAGCCAGGATCCGAAACAGCAGATGACGAGGCAGGTGGGGTAACGGTCGCCGGCAGAAAACGGTATGCCAACGGCGGCGCAGCGCTGCGATGTCGAGATCACGCAGCCGCGCAATCTCGCCATCAAGGGCCTCTCGGTCAGGCAACGCCGGACCAATCCTGACCCGCGGCATCGCAATCAGGCGGCTCGAGTGCTCCCGCTTTCTTGGCTCGCGATCTGGTAGATCCGATTGCCGTTCACCTTCTTGGACATGAGCTCGAGCATCAGTCGCTTGCGCACCACGCCGGCGAGAAAACCGCGCACCGAATGCCGCTGCCATCCGGTGGCTTTCATGATAGCGGCAATCGTCGTGCCCGTCGGCGATTGCAGCATCGCGATGACGCGCGCTTGCTTCGAGCGAGCATCCGCTTTGTGGGTCTTGGGCCCGTCAACAGACGGTGGGAAGGGCTTTGCCGCCCTCGCTGACGAAGGCGATTTTGCAGGTGATGATTTTGTAAATGATGGCTTCTTGGCAGATTTTGACATTGAGATCCTCCATTCGGCTCATGACGGCGTCGCGCCGCACCACCGAAGCCCCGCATCGGCGAACAAGCCGGCGGGGCGGGATCTCTGAGCGCCCTTGGCGCCCAAGTCTGACGACAGTACCGCTCCAATCGCGGCCGAATGCCAGTCCTTTCTGCAGGCCGTTATGACCTAATTCAGCGATAGTTGATCGCGGGATATCGCGCGAGGAACGGCGGATTCGACGCCGGCCCGCTGGCCTTGAGCTAAGTCTGGGGCGGATAATAGTTTCTTCAACTCTCGGCCGAGGCTATCGGCGGCTAAACGAAATGGCCAACCAAATCGTTTTTAATACGGAAGACGTCGCGGTCCAGAAAACACGAATGGGATAGGCCAACTTGACGGCGGCAAGCGATACTCATTTTTCGAAAACCAATCTAAGCACAGCAGTAGGGCGTCGACCTGGTCGTCGTAGCGGCCACTCGGGAACGCCAATAACTCGTTCTCAAAGTCTGCAAGCCACGGTGCCTCGACCGGCAAGAGAATGCGGCCGGCTTCAAACCGTCCTTCGTGGCGACTCAGTCTAGTTTCCTTGTTGTCCGTTGAATGTTGGCCTATCACCGGAAGCCGGGTTTGCTCTTTAAGCAACTGGATCAATCCCATCCCGCTGGCGGTATCCTCGATGATGATGTGCGTTGCCTCCCATTGGGAGGCGCGCGCGGTTATTCGCTTTTGCATTTCAAGGACGCTCCAATGTCCGCGCTCGACATGCAGCAGATACATCTGCTTCGCATCGATGCCGACGACGGTCATGGCCGTGTAGTCATTCTTGATCCCCGTCTTGCCGGCAGGGTCGCAAGACAGAATCAAGCTGCGGAATTTGTTGCGTGGTGGAATTGAATCATATCGCCGAAGCCAAGCAGCCTTGATCATGTTGCCTTCCGGCGGCGTTGGGTTTTGCTGGTATTGCGCCGCGAAAATCCGGCTTCCAACACTGAGTTTGATTTCCTCGATGGTCTCCGGCCTATCGCGGTCGGGCTGAAGCAATTCCCCGGCCGGCCGGTGGTAAAGCTCGCCGTCCGCTACTGCATAGTCGTGAGCCTCGGTTGCGATGGCGGGAATGACGAGGCTCGGCCAGCCGCGCTCGATAAGCACTCCGGAAAGGTCATCGGTGTGCAGCCGTTGCTGCGTCACCACCACCAGACTTTTCGACTGATCGTTGAGTCGGCTGAGCGCCGTATTGCGAAACCACTCATTGGCCCCCTCGAGCGCGACCTCAGAATTAGCGTCATTAGCTTTGGTTGGATCGTCGATGATGAAGACATCGCCACCGCGACCGGTCAATGTACCGCCGACCGAGGTCGCCAGCCGAGAGCCGCGTTTGGTGGTCTCGAACTCGGTTTCGGTCGACTTCTTCGGATTAAGACGT